TTTATTTTAACTTCTTTCCACCACTCTGTGTCTGGAGTATAAAGAGCATGTCCGACTTCATGTGCTACTAAAGAGTCATATATGTTATTACTTGCTCTATCCCAAGTAGGAAGTGTTAGAACACGAGTATGAGTATTAAATGCTGCTGTCTCTACATTTTTGTTTTCTACAATAAGGTCTTCTGTAGCGAGAAGTTTAGCAAGTTGAGATTTGATTTCGTGATTGACTAACATGGTGGTTTTTTATCTTATACATCTATAATAACAACGAAACCGCCCCTTGGGACGGTTGATGTGACACTTTTTTAATTGTCTTACTCTGGCTCTAGCCTGTCGCATCGCTTGCGGTTTAAGCGTTCGTTTCTGTTCTTTCTTAGAATGGTGTTGCCAATTTGGAACTTTCATTGTCCTTAAGATATTTTACGGGAGAATCCTTTTATTTTATCAAACTTTATGACACTTTCAAATTTGTCACTCAGTTCGGTTTTATGAGATATGATAAAGATGTTAGCACCTTTTATTATATATCTAATAATTTTCATAAATTCATCAGTTCCAAAACCATCAAGAGAACTATCAAATACCTCATCCATAATTAATAAATTAGTATTTACTGAGTTCTTAACCCTTGCTACCTCTCTCCAAGTGAACAAAAGTGCTAGATCAATTCTCATTTTTTCACCTTCACTGAAAGAAGAATATGAGAAATCTTCATGTATTGGAGATTTAATTGTTTCATTAAACTCTTCATCAAGATTAAAATTAATATAGAAATCCATCAATTGTAGATATCTATTTACTTGTGAATTAATAAAAGGTAAGTATTTTTTTATAATCTTTGTCTTAACTCCATCATCTTTAAGTAAAGAATAGGCAAAGTCGTAATGAAGTACTTCGTCTCTTACTTCTGATAAGTCAGACATTGTTTCTTTTAGATTTGTTTTAAACTCAACTAGTTTCTCATTTTCAGTATTTCTATTTTTAAATCGTTCGGTAATAGTTTGAATTTCAGATTCCAGATCTCTGATTTGTCGTTGAAATCCAGAAATCTTAGTATTGTTTTGAGAAATATCATGGTTGAGTTTTGTAATCTCCTTAGATAAATTATTAAAATGACGCTCTCGGTCTTGTTCGGTTTTGATAGATTCTTCAAGGTCTTCGAACCCTTTTTTTAATTCCCTCGCTTTAGTTTGAACGTCATTAATTTTATTTAACCGAAACGATTCTTCTATAGATTGAGTACATGTAGGGCATGTTACATTATCAGTAAAGAACTTGTGTTCCTTGGTTATGGTGGATACTTTTTGGGATAATTTACCTTTCAAATTGTTAAGTTTCAGTAACTTTTCACCAGCACCAATTAATTCTTTTTGTTGCTCAGTAAGACCATGTACACTATCTTCCAATCCTTCAGTTTTCATAATGAGAACACAAATCTCATCACTTAGAGAATCTCTTTTTTTCTCATTCTCGGTAATACTATTCTTTCCCTGATCCTCTAACTCTTTAATAAAACTCTTCTGCATTTGAATTTTATCTTTTACGTTATCTTTTTTAAAGGTCAAAGACTTTATCTTTTCTCTTTGTACACGCATTTTTTCTTTAATCAAATGATTCATCGCAGAAAAGATACGAATATCCAACAAATCCTCAATCACATCTCTACGATTAGATCCAGACAGTTGCATAAAGGGAACAAAAGTACTACTACCCAAAATTACAATTTGAGTAAAGGACTTGTAATTTACCTTTAGAATAGTTTCTTCCAATATTTTCTGCATTGATCGATCATCTGCCTGTTTATTCATGACAGTGCCATCCACATCAATCTCAAATATATTTGGTTTTATACCTCTTCTTACTAAGTACTCTCTACCATTTAAGTCAAATACAACCTCAACTAAACAATCTCTTTCATTTGTGGCATTGATTAATTGTGATTTGTTTATCTTACGAAAAGGTTTGTTAAACAAACTAAAGGTCAAGGCATCTAACATTGTAGATTTACCAGCACCATTTGTACCAATAATTAAATTAGTATCACTGTGTTGAAAATTAATTTCAGTCCACTGATCTCCAGTAGATAGAAAGTTTTTCCATTTAATCGTTTTGAATATTATCATCCTTTGGAGGCACTACTATATCTTCAGGTGTAATTACAGCATACTTATAATTATATACCATACATGTCTTATACGCAAGGTCTTCATCAATTTCTATGACCTGCATCGGTTTTTCATACAATTCATTGTCTGCTAACATCAAAGCATATCGAGTTGCATCATCTTCCTCTTCAAACATAAACAATACTTTATCTCCCTGATGGTCTTGGACAGCATAAGCACCGTCGGTTTTTCTGTCTTTAAGTGTAAGAAGATACATTACTCTACCTCGCAAGCTTGTCTATAAAGATCTTGAAAAATGCCTTTTATAATATTTTTATCGTATTCAAACTCAGATTCATCGATATATCTATTTAATATAGATAAAGTATTCTCCTCTTCATCTATTTCGAAATTTTCATTTTCTTGAATAACAAAATTTTCAATTATTTTTAGGTCTTGTACGTTAGAAGAATATAATTTATCTATAAATTTCTCAAATTGCTTAGTATTTGTTTTTTTCCTAACAATTACTTTTACAAGTTTATTTGTATATTCAGTCGAATCAAACGTTTGATGGGGTGTATCTTCATAATATATGTTATAAAATAATTTATAAGGATTATCAATTGGAGTATGTGTAAGGGTTTCCGTATCAAAAATATGAAATCCTCTTTTATCATTTACATCATTCCAATACATCTCATATGGATTACCAAGATAATATATCTTACCATCAGTTGAACGAGTATGAAAATGACCAGAGTAAACTTTTTCAAACTTACTAAAGATACTTACGTCCATACCATCTTCCATCATATGACCACGAGTTGCTTTAAAACCATTTATTTCTAAATGTCCCATTGCGACTTTACTCTTACTGTTATTAATAAATTCTTTACTCTCTTTAAAATTTTCAGAGTTTATCCAAGGTAAAAGTAGTATATCTAATCCATCAATACTAATTTCAGTTGGTTTTGAATATGTAATAATATTATCATAGTCTTTTAGTAAAAGTTCTGGTGAGTTAACTTTATTAGTATTTTTATAGTAAGCATCATGATTTCCAGTGATGGCATGTACTTTATATTTCTTTAAAGGTTCAAATACAACTCTCTTAGACCATTCTAAACTTTGATAATCAATTGATTTACGACTATCAAACATATCTCCCATGTGAATAATGGTATCAATATTATTTTTTTCAAGATATGGAAAGAAAATATTATCGTAAAACTTTTTAAAATAACTATGAATATAGTCTGCTCCCTTACGAGCACCATAGTGAGTATCTGTAATAATTGCTATTTTCATCTATTGGAAGACTTATATTGGATATTATCTTTAATTGTATTATAGTCAGAACTATTACCTGCTAATGAATTATCATCAACTGCCATAACTTCATCAAATCCAGTCTTCTCAATTATCTTTGTTTTAATATCTAATTGTTTTTTCTCTTTCTGTATTCTTCTCAAAAATGCATAGTGAATAATCTGAGTAAAGTAAGCAAATGGGTTCCTTGACTTCTCAGGATCAAAGTTGTGAATATATTGAACACAATTCTCAATACCATCAGATATCATATCATCACGAAACATATAATTAACAAAATTTGGTTTATATGATAAGTGTGTCGCAATCTTTAAAAAACACTCCCCAAGATAGTTTGTAATGCGTGGTTTTGGTAAATCATTTTCTTTTGCATGAGCAACCTTTGCCCTATAAACAATAAGTGCCTCCAAGAGTTCTTTATTATTGACATAGTGTTCAGACTTCTTTCTAGGCATAAAATGTCTCCGTCTAACTATATTATATTATAGCATACTTTAAATACTTGACAAGTTATCGAAATATGTGTACAATAACTCTGTAAGGGTTCAAGGGTTATAATAGCTTTAATTCTCTTTGTTAATATTAAATATCTTTTCCAAAGAGTCTCTAGCCTCTTCAACGCTAGATATGTAACCCATTTTATTTGATATATTAACTTTACCTCCTGATTTATACATATCTAAAGTCATACTATCATTTTCGGAATCAATATCATCAATATAGTGCTTATATACTTGAATTAACTTTTTATCATTAGTCTCGGTCATCGTAATAATTTTATCTAGTTTTACAGCAAACATATCATCATCAGTCATCTCCATCCAAGGAGTTACTTTAATAAATGATCCTCTTGAAGATTGGATCATATTCATAATGACAGGATGATGTAAAAGAAGAATTGTATCCTCTTCATTGGTATCAGTACAGACCATAGAAAATATCTCTTCGCCTGATACTAATTTAATTATAGCGTAAAATTCATCTCCCATTAGTTCTTTAGAGGTATGTTTACTATATCATAATTAAAGTTTTCTTGGTTATAAACTTTAATTCTTTCAATCAGATGATTGAGAGTATAGTTCTTTTTCGATTTGTAACTGATGTCATCAGCAATATCATAGAGAGTTGCTTTTGTCTTATTATTCCCTTTTCTCAATACCCTACCAATCGATTGGAGGTTTCTGATTCTTGATTTTGATGGCGAGGCAAAGATGACATTATGAAGGTTTTTAATGTTAATTCCAGTTGAGAAGGTGCCGTAAGAGGCAATAATAATAGCATTGTTCTCTATTTCGGTAATTGACCGAACTTCTTCTCGGTCTTCGGTAGCCACTCCACCATGTACAAAGAATACCTGGCGTTGTTCTATGATATTACTATTTATTATTAAATTATATAAGGGTTCACCATGACCTTCTACTCTTGCATAGAGAATAAGAGTATTACCTTTTAGATCTAAAGCAAGATTTTTAATAAAGTTATTTCGACGTTGGTGAGTAATAATGTATTGTATTTCTTCTTCAAAGGTTTCAAATTTATTTGGTGGGTGTTTCAATAGTAATACATTTATATCTAATTTCGCAAGATGTCCCTTCTTCATTAATTCATTTGTTTTTACAACCTTATAAGATGGACCAAACAAACCCTCTAATACCC